ATATTGTAATAAAGTCATTACCTATAATAGGAACTTTTGCCAATAAGTTAACCGCATCAGCAATAACCATTTCACCAAACATACAAGGAGAATAAATGCTCTCTCGTAGTATAGTTTCAATTACAAAGTTAGTTATATCTACAGACTCACCTTTAAAGGATGTTATGTAGACCTCTTCTACTCTAACATCTCCGGCAGACTGTTGTGCATTATCAGCCATATTATCTTCCAATTAGCTGTTTAAATTCAGCTACAAAATCATTTAAGTATCTAGGATGCAATACTTTTATCGTCTGTCTTAGTTCATTTTCAATTTCTTCATGTTCTAAATGTGTAACTTCAAAAATTTCACCGCTTGCTACTTTTGCAGGATCGTAATCAACACAAATTTCAGGTCTGGCCGTAGTTGCCCAATGGTGAGTTGCATTTGCCTGTGCTTCCCCATATCTTTGATTAACCATTGCTTTTATTTGGTCAGAGGTATAATACCATTCATTATATGGATCTATAATGTTGTTTATCAATAAAAGTATCCAGTGATATTGTGGGTCACCGTATAAAGTAAATGCAATATCCTCAGGCCTTTCACCTGCTTTAATTGTATATTGTTCTAGGAATGTCTCATTTACAATAAACTTTTCTAGTGGTACAACCCGCCTAAAAATGTCAGTTATTGTAATAAGCGAATCCCCAACCTTATATGCGAGTTTGGGAAATTGTTTAAAAAACATCTTAGTAACCTTCCTCGATCATATCTCTTGTTAAAATTTCCAATTCTTTAAATGCAAGTTGCATAGTAATTTCAGACGGTGCACCGCCGAGGTCTTTAAATGTTGTAAAGGTTCCACCACTACCATAAGTAACTTTAACATCTGTCAAAGCACAGCTTGCAATTCGGTTAACATATGTATTTCGCTTACCTTTGTACTGAAATTCAATATCAAATTCTGAAGGGTAAATTAAATACATACCACCTGCTTGTTTTTCGGAGTGCATGTGTACTTTGAACTCCTGGATAATTTCCATTGTTGTTGTAAACTCTTTTTGGTTTCTAGGTGCAAACTTATATTCAAACGCAAAATCTCTAAAATTCATTGTTTTAAATAGTTGCTCTCTATTAGGATTTTCAACCTTACGGCTGGCAGCCTGAATAGCCGCTCTAGTATCTAAATTCAACCCTAGAGACTTAGCAACATCACCTGCTCTACTAGCTACTTCCCTAGCCGCAAATTCACCGCTAGATTTTAAAATCTCCATAAGACCAGCATCAGTGCCTTTTGCTAACATACCTACAATCGCACCTAATTCTGCATCTTGCCATTGTGCGCTATATGCAGTAGTGGGTGCCTGAGGAATGTATAACTGGATGAAGGTATTTGTTTTAATAGTTCGGTTCATATTGGCATCACCTACAGTTTTGCCACCTGCATATCCTATAGTACCTGCCGCCGCCGCAAACAATCCCTTTTGAATTGCACCACTCCCACCTTTTGCCAATGCCAATGCACCACCTGCCGCAACAATGGCATTTGAGCCTCCTAAGAAGTCACCATAGTTTTCAGCACTAGTTCTGTTTTGATTACTTTCTTCATACTGTACAGGATTGTCCTCACTTGCTGTAGATTGTAATGCCCTACCTATTTTAGATTGTTCTCGCACCTTAATACGGAATCTAACTGAATGGGGTTGCTCTTCCTGTTCTACATTTGAAGGGTATCGCAATATTCTCGGTGTACCATATTTTTTAGCCCTAGCAGCCAGTTCCTCGGCAGTTTGTTGTGACTTAGGTGTAACTGCACTTACAACAGACGCATTAAGTTCCTCTGCAAAATTTCCAACAGAGTCAACGGCTTCACTGACATCTTCGGCTACTCCACTTGCGAAATCCTTAGTGGATTGCCATGCCTTCTCAATAAAATTTTGATCTTCAGCCATTTGAATAAATACCTTTATTAACTGTTCTTTTAGACTATTTATATGCCTTATACCAAACATCTACATCAGGGAAGATTTATTCCTAAAAATCCTCAAAAATATAGGGGCAGTCTAACCAATATTATTTATCGCTCTAGTTATGAGCTGAAATTTATGAATTGGTGCGATATGAATGAGTCCGTATTAGAATGGGGATCTGAGGAAATCGCAATACCTTATCGTTCCCCACTTGATAACAGAATGCATAGATACTTCCCTGACTTTTATATGAAAATAGGTAGTAAGAAGTATTTAATAGAAATTAAGCCCTACCGCTTTACGCAGGAACCCAATATACCAAAAAGAAAAACAAAACGCTTTATAACCGAGGTAAAGCAATGGGGTGTTAACTTAGCTAAGTGGGAAGCGGCTAAAGAAGCATGTTTGGATAATGGATGGGAGTTTAAGATAATAACAGAAAAAGAACTTGGCATCTCGTATAAATAGTGACATGGCTAATCCATTTGAAACTATAAGAGCAAACTCCGATAACCAGCGCAAATCTATGGACTGGTATCAGAGACAAGTGCGTCAGATTGCAAGCAAATACAATAACCCTGCAAAAGTGTTTGGTTCGGGTATTGGTGAGGAAGTTAACCGTCCAGAAGTGGGTAGCATGTATATGTACTTGTATGACCCCAAGACAAAAGACAAACTACCTTACTATGACAGATTTCCCCTTGTATTACCCTACGATGATGCCAAAGGTGGGTTCTACGGGCTTAACCTGCATTACTTACCCTACACACTACGGGCGCAATTACTAGGTGCTTTGATTGAAACAAAGGACAGTAAAGTAATAGGACCCGATACACAAATGAGATATAATTGGGACTTGTTGCAACGAGCGTCTAGATTTCCAGGTGTACAACCCACCGTGAAAAGATATCTTTATAGTCATATACAATCTAAAATTATTAAAGTCAATCCTGAAGATTGGAAGGCAGCAATATTCCTGCCGATAGAACAATTCCAAGGTGCGAGCAAACAAAGAATTTATAGAGATTCAAGGGCAAGACTATAATGGCAAGTTCCTATTTTAAATTAAATGACTTCCTATCTAAAGTAAGAAAAGAAGACTTATCCCGTTCAAGTAGATTTGAGATTGAAATTAACGGACCTAGTAGCGTGGGCAGTGATAGGAATGTTTCAATTTTATGCGAAGAAGCGGCAGTACCTGGATTACTTATTCCGTTGACACAGGTTAAAATTGGTAACTGGACAGAAGCACGGGTACAAGGTATTGAATATTTTGGTGACAATGCGACATTTACTTTTTATTGCGACACAAACTGGGATGTTAGAGCGTATTTTGAGGACTGGATGGGGCGAATTGCGACAAATCCACTTTCTAAAGAAGTAGGCTTCTACGATAACTACAAGGGTAGAGTTACTGTATACACCCTGGATAGAGATGACAATCGCACAGGTGAATGGGAGTTAGTTGATGCTTTCCCTAGGAATATAAGTCTAACACCTCTTGCACAGGGTAATGATAGTCCCAATCGTGTAACAATCTCGTTTGCATACAAGTATTGGAACTCTAACGGAATGCCTACAGATAGTAAATACAAAGGACTCAAAAGATTCCTTAACTTTGACGACTTTGACCTTAAACAAATTATTAGAAAAAATATATAATTAGGAGTGAATTATAATGCCTTTACCACAAGTGGATGTCCCACTATTTGAAGTTGAAATCCCAACAACAAAAGAGAAGGTACCGTTTAGACCCTTCTTAGTTAAAGAAGAAAAAATACTTGTTATGGCAAGCGAATCAGGTAATCAAGAGGATATGCTAAGAGCTACCCAACAGATTATTACTAACTGTTCAATGGGAAAAGTAGACGGCACTAAATTGCCGCTGTTTGCAATACAAAAGATTTTTATGGATTTGAGAAGTGCCTCAATATCCAATATAATTGATTTAACTCTTATCTGCGGAGACTGTGATACAAAGTATGAACATAAATTAGATTTACAGGATCTCAAGATTACATATGATGATGCCCATACCAATAGAATTAAGTTGGATGAGAGACTTACAATTGAGATGGAATATCCGGACTCAACTACATTAGCAGACTTATTTGGTAGTGAGACAATGGAACAAGTATATACTACTGCCGCTCGTTGTGTTACAAAGATTTATCAGGATGAGGAAATCATTTCAGTTGAAGATGTATCCGAATATGAAATGGTTGAATGGATTGAAGGACTAACTACTGACCAATTTGTAGGCATTAGAGAATTTTTTGAAACTATGCCTGTATTGGAACATACAGTAGAGTTTAAATGTGTGGGGTGTGAAAAAGAAAATTATATCACATTAAATGGTTATACAAATTTTTTCGTGTAAACCTCTCCCATGAATCACTGGAGAATTTCTTTAAGACCAATTTTTTATTAATGCAAGAACATAAATACTCTTTAACAGAGATTGAAAATTGGATGCCTTGGGAGAGGGAAGTTTATATTAGTATGTTAATGGAACACCTTAAAAAGAAAGCTGAGAAGGCAAAAAAATAAATGGCTATTCTAAAAGACATTGGTAGGAAAGCGGCGGCTAAGACTGTAAGCACAATCAAATCAGGTTTAGGTGTATCACCCGAAGTTACTGGTTTTGGTAATGTAATGCGACAGGCAACATCTGCGGCGACTATCTTTGGTTCCGAAAGCAAACTAGGTAAACGAAGCTCTGATGAAGCAAGAGCAGGTGCCCGACAAATGGAAATCGCTAAGGGTATGCGTAGCGGTCCTGTTGAAAAGGCATTAACTGATGTAGACAATAATACTGATAAAGTAGAAGACCTGTTACAAGGTGTCCGTGATGATATTAAGAAATCTAACACTGAAGGTAAAACTTCAGGAGGACAACCTGTAGCGAGGACCGCAGATCAAGTTAAATCTGAATTAGCAAAATCTGATGGCATTACAAGCGCCCAGGGCGATAAAATTATTGCCGTGTTAGAGGACATTGCTAGAAAAGAATTTGGCGGTGGTGGCGGTGGGCTTTTAAGCACTGCTGGGAATGTGGCTGGAACTGTAGCCACCGGCGTTGCTGGTATTGGTGCCCTCGGTCTAGCTAAAAAATTGATACCGGGTCGCAAGCCCCCTACTACCCCTAAGACTACACCTAAAACTGCTCCGAAGACACCTCCTAAGACACCCCCTAAGACTCAAGCAAAATTACCCAAGGGAACAAGACTCAACTCTGCAGGTAGATTGATAGATTCAAAAACAGGTAAGTTTGTTAAAAACCCTGTACAGAAAAATATACAAAAAAATGTAGCCAAAAAAGTTGGCAAGAAAATGGCACTTAAAGTGGGTGCTAAAATGGCAGTAAGAGCAGGTCTTGCGGCTACAGGTGTTGGCGCTATTGCGACTGCAGGTCTATTAGCTTTCGATTTGGGACAGGCTGCATTTAGTCCGGGTACAAGAAAAGAATATACTCTTGCCAACCCTGCTGCCTCAGAGGAAGAAAAAGAAGAAGCAGTACAATGGCTTATCGAGAATGACCCAGAAAGAGTAGGTATTCCTGAGGATATTCCTCCTGAGAAAAGAATGGCTTTCCTCGAAGCGCAAGATGCAAATCCAGAACTTACCGGTGAACAATTTATGGGAGCATCTGAAGCAGGTATGGGTGAAGCGGAGGGAGAATCTGGTGACGGCTTAGATCCATCTCTAGATAGTACATTGAGGAATGGCTCGGCGAGGATCTTTGGCCCGCACGCGGCGAAGAAAAATGGAGAGCAGACACAAGCCGAGTTGCAAAGAGAGCTTGATAATATGGATGCGAGTCTGATGGACAATGCCTCCGAGACGGGTGCTTTACCTGGGCAGTTGGCGGGTCCGCAGATTGGAACGCTTGCCTCTTCTATAGAGGATGCTACTGATCGTGCTACACCTCAAGGAGCATCAGGTGCTCCCACTATTATCAATAATGGAGGAGGCGGACAACAGGCGTCTCAAAAATCACCAACTATTATTGTATCCCTACCTAAAACAATATTAGCCACCAATCCTTCAGCACAACGATTTACTGCTCGAACCCTTAATCAGGATTTTTAACCTAATTTTTTTTGTTTATATTTTTCTACAAATTCATGGGACTTATCTACACCTAGAGTAACATCACCATGCTCTCTATATGATTTGTGTAGATCCTCATATGACATACCCGAGTTTTGAAAAGTATGAAAGTGCCAAACATGTGGATACTGATCTTTCCATAAGTCCTGGTTAGATTCATATCTAGCATATATCTTGTGTGCTTCCCAAATATCCATTGTGTCATGTTCCCATATTGTAAAGGTAGGATGTGATAAACGGTTCCAAATAGAGTCCCTAACTCTGGGTGATAAGTTTTCACCTAGACCTGCTTTAGAGGCACCTAGTTTTTCCATTGTTGTTTCTCTAAATAACCCAGATTCCTCCCATGTTTCCTCAAACTCGGAATATGTATTTCTTAAATTGGAATCAGTTATCTTATGGTGAATCTGTAAGGGGAAGATGTTTAATGAAGGATGTTTTATATTGTCAAACATCCACTTTATACCAGCATCCAAAGTTTCCTCTGTCTCATGCGGTAACCCTATAATATAACTAAATGTTGTTCTATATTTTCCTAAAGTTTTAAGGAAATATTCTTGTGCATCCAGTATACCTTGTTTTAATTTATCGGGGGGCATGCCTTTACCTATGGATTTTGCAGACTCGTGATTAAAGGATTCAATACCGTAATAATGTCCCCATAATCCCATTTTTGCCATATGTTCCCAATCTTGTGGGCGTGCCGCAATAAGATCAGGTCTTACATACCCCTGGATATTTGTGTCAAAGGGCAGTCTATCAATAACATTGCCAGCGGCTTCTAGTACTGTACTATCTGCATTTGTAGTTTCATCAGCACAACTATAATCAGTAATACCCCAGTATTCATAATTTCGTAGTAGTTCATCATATAAGTTATTCATACATCTAGAAGTTTTACCCTTGTATCCAATAATATTGAAATAGCAAAACTTACATTTAAACTTGCACCCTCGAGTAAACTCTAATGTTAAATTTTCACCTGGTTGTATGTAATCCCGGCTTTCATATTTTACTTGTAAGTCATCCATGGGATATGATGGGTGAGAACTATCGCAGTTTACAAACTGATATTGTTTGCCCATCATTTCAAATTTTTCAATTACAATATTACTGGGATTGCCTGTAAGTTTTTTAAGGAGTTCAATAATTGCATGTTCCCCATACCCCGCAAGATGAAAATCTGCAGGTAGCATATGGCTTGTCATAAGCATTTTACCACCGGCAATTGTAGCAACATTAGGATATGTTTTTTTCAACCAGTGCATAAAATCTATAATATCCTGCTCTTTAGATAGCAGACTGAATACAGTACTGACACCAACAAACACTGTATCTTTTCTTATTCTTTGTTTGTAAAATTCTTTAAGTTCATCAACTGTCCATGCAGGCATAAAGTCAAGGACCTCAATATCCCAACCATGCTCTCTTAGATACGAAGCAATCCTGTGAGCACCAGATGCTCTTTTTACGGAGATATGATTAATCGCCTGATGTATAGGCGTTTCAATCCATCCTCCCATGATAATGCCGTGCATAATTTACCTGCAAATAATTAAAAAAAGGGAGACAACAAATAGTATGTTGCCTCCCGATCCCATACTCAGTTTTTCTGTATTAACAACAAATAGGACATCGAGTATGTGTAAACCTATTAGTCATCATTCGCAAGTTTAGCAAAGTAGCTCATTGTATCATCATCGTCATCATCCAAGTTAGATGAAACCGATACAGGAGTTGTTGCAGTTGCGGCCTTTACAGCCATCAAATCTTCAACATCATCATCACCTGTTTGTGCAGAGATAGATTCCGCAGTAGATACTCTCGCACCGCCTGAAAGTACTTGATTCAGTTTAGCTTTCAGTTCGTCATAAGTTTTAAAGTTCTTAGGATCTACAAGTTCAGCAAGTGAATGTTGTTTACCCCAGATTGCTTCAATCTCTTCATCTGTGTCTGCAATAGCAGATGGTGAAGATTCAAACTCTGACTTGTCATAGTTACGATAGCCTTCTACCTGACGAGCTTTCAATTTAAAGTTGCTACCTTCCCAGAAGTCAAAAGGATTAATTGGTGTTTCATCCTCAAACTCCGGTTGCATAACATCTTTAATCTTGTCAAAGATTTTCTTACCAAACTTGTAAAGGAATACTTGTCCTTCATTCGCAGGGTTAGCAGGATCTTTAACTACAAGAACATTAGCATAGTAAGACAAACGGCGTTTTTGCTTGCGAGCAATATCCTTATTTGCCTCAGTACCAGTGTTCCATAGTTCACTATTCAATTCTGAAACAGGATCAGGCTGCCCCATTGTTGTTAGTGAATTTTCGATATACCATTTTCCAGTTGGACCCTGAAACCCGTGATTCCAAAGGCGTACCCAAGGCACTTCCTCGCCTTTAGGGGCGGGCAAGAAGCGCAGGACAGCATAACCGTTACCAGCGGAATCTACTGATAGCTTCCACTCGTTAGTGTCATTTTTGTCTTGTTGTTTGGGGGAATCAATCTTTTCGACTTCTTTCATCAAGTTGTCGAAGTTACCGCGGGCTTTGCGTAGATCTGAAAGTGAATTAAACGACATATTTTTTCTCCATATAAGCGTTGTATGTTTGTATAATGTCCTATATCAGCGGACACATTATTTATAAAAGTTTTCAAGCTCTATTTTCATTTTATCCGTGATTCGGACAAATGGACGATATTTTTTTATAAGCAAATTAATGTCTTGTAAAAATATATCATCAGTGTCTAGTATAGCATAATTAAAAGTTTTGTCAAGCACTACTAGAGTTTCTATTGAAATAAGATGACCAAAATATAATCTATAAACTAAAGGATGATAACCACCGATACTCTCAAAAGGATTAGTAATTTCCTCCTTCTCCATTTCTAGTTTAATTTTAGCAACATCTTGTTCAAAAGTGTAGTCCCGTTTTTGTTTACGGGATTTCCACTCATCGTATGTTTCCTTTGCACTTGCATCGAAAACACCTCCCCACTTATCACCAGAGACAAAATTGGCAACAAGTAGATCTATGACCTCTCTGCGTTTGTAATCACGAGCAAGTTTTCTCATAGCAAATAAGTCTCTGCGTTTTAGAAAAGACTTTTCACTTGCTTTAACTGCACCCCTAGTCTTAGTTATATCATAGGACAGTTGTGTAAAGTGCAAACGCAATGCGAGGTATAATTTATATACTTCAAACGGTTCCATTAAAATGGTAATTTTCCTGTTTTCTCTTTTAGTAAATTTAAAGCCTCAGCTTCAACTTGAATCTTTTCCTTCAAAGAGGTAGTAAGAAGTTTTTTAATAGATTCAATTTCTATTTCTTGTTTTAAACAGTAGTCAACAAGGACATCAATATACCCACTATAAGTAACTTTTGCTTGTTTCTCAATATACATTGAAAAATCTGCAGATGTCTTAAATTGTTTTGTAATTAAAAACACATCTGAAACAGACTCTACCTTTGTAGTCATATCATTATCAATTATCAGTTTGGGCATTATGTAATCTCTTTTTCCAATTTTTAATATATTCTAAAGTATCAACAGTTCTTGTAACATAAGGTTCTTTGCACAAAGTAGATTGTGCTTCACCGGGTTTATCAAACCCATATACTATTTTGTGGTCAAACGCTTCGGCTATCTGCTGTATTGTATATGGATGACCTGCACCCAAATGTACTTGCTTAGGCTTTTTAGGTTGCCGTAGCAGTTTAATAATACCTTCTACAACATCAGCAACATATGTAAAGTCCCTAGATTTCTTACCACTACCAAACACTGTAAGCGATTCATCATTAAGAACATTATTTTTAAATGCTCTAATAACAGTACTGTAAGGACCATAGTCCGCTTCCCTCGGACCATACACATTGTAAAAGTAGAGTAAGTGGTACCTTACATTCCAATGTGTCTGATATAGATGAAGTGTTTCCTCAGCTATTGCCTTACCAAATGTATAAGGGTTTGCAAATCTATCACTAAACACTGTACTAGATGATTGAGCAAAATACAAAGGACAATTGTGATGCCTTGCCCACTCAGCAACCATTGTTGTTGGTGCAATATTATTCATAATTGCATCTAAAGGTTGTTCAAATGAAAGTCGAACTCTGGGTGTATTTGCCAAGTGTATAATACCGTCAATTTTTTCCTCAGAGGGAAATACCTCACAAACATCCTCAACAATATAGCGAACCAATGGATGCTCTATTACATGTGAACCGCACCGCATATCATCCACTACAGTGACAAAACATTCTCCCTGCGCCAAACGCTCAACCAAGTGTGAACCAATAAACCCACACCCACCTGTAACTACAAAGTGCAACATTTATCGTTCCGCAAAGAATAGATGTGTGTCAATGGTAGCAGTTTGCTCCATCTGTTGTGCCCACTTAGGGGATACATAATCTGCATGATAAAAAGTCGCACCATCTGTTAAATCTAAGTTTAGATTATACACTATAGATGCGAGTAAGTAAAGATCATTATACTTGTTTCGGTTGTATATCTCATCTGACTTACCATCACAATACCAACTGAATTGACATTTATTTAAAACGGGGACATACTTGTTATGATTATCAAGCCACCATTTACTGTACTTTGCCTGATATATTACTTCGCAAGGGGTGTTAGGAAATTTATTGGATTTTGTGCGATTAAGGACAACATTTGTAACAGCAATTTGTCCAGCAGTTGATTCGTTCCTAGCCTCGAAATACATGTTTTGTGCAAGACAGGCAATCTGAGGATCAGCTTCTATCTTATAAGTGTTCTCAACATCAGTAATTGGATTGCTTGTTAATGACATCATAACTGCAATTAAATTATCAAGTATTGACATAGTATATCCTTTCAAAAATGGGCCCGTTTGATTACAAGGTGGAA